ACTCCGGTTGTTTTGCCCAGGCAGATGCCTTGGTGGATTTGTCGATGCCGGCGACGACCGTTTTGGCCGCCTGCTTGTTGGCGTCAAAGTTGCTGGCGATTTGCGCGTTGGCGTTTTTGTTGGCGTCCGCGTTCAGCTTGTCGATTTTCTCGTTCAGCTTCTTGTTGTCCTCGCGCAGACCGCGGATTTCCGCGACGAGCGCATCCGATCCGGCATTCGATCCAGCTGAATACCGCGCGACATCGAAGACCATCGGCGCGGGAGTGCTCGACAAAGCGGCCGAAGGGGCAACCGCCGGCGCATTGGTGAATTCCACGCCCAGGCTGCTCGACACGCCCATCGCCGCCTGCAGGTTGGCGATGGCTTGCGCCACCGTCAGCACGCTGTCGTTGATGGTGATCAGGCCCGATACCTGCGCCGTCAAGGCATCCAGGCTGGCCTGCTGCACGTCGACCTGCAGGCCCGCCCATTTCAGTGCCTCATCGTTGGCCGCCATCACGCGGGCGTAATCGGCTACATACTTGGCGTCCGAGGCGTTGACCACCTGCGAGGCAGCCAGGAACGCCTGCTCGGCTGCGGACAGGCCGGACTGCGCCGTCGTGTCGCCGGCATTGGCTGCCGCCAGGGTCTTCTCGAACTGGGCACGCGCCTCGGCATACTTCTGCTCCGGCGTCAGCGTCGACTGCGCGCCCAGGGCCATGCTGGCATTCAGGCCGTTGAGCGTGGTCACCCACGACTTCGACTTGTCCAGCGCCGTCTTAGCCGCTGCCGCCTCGGTATCGTAGGCCTTGGCCAGCGCATCCTTGGCCGATACCACCGCCTTGGCTGCCTGCACCTGGTCGAACAGTGCGTGGTTGACATCGGCGATGCTGGCGCGCTGGATAGCCAGCAGCTGGGTTTCGCTTTTCGTCAGTTCGTTCAGCTGATTTTGCAACTCCAGGTGTTCGCTGGCGATCTCGCTGGCCGTTTTCACCACCGCGGCGTAGTCGCCAGTCGCTGCCGCCAGTTGGTTGGTGTAGTCAGCCGCCGCCTTGAACGCAGGCGCCAGAGCCAGCAGCTTGATATACATCTCCTGCCCGCTCGTGCTCGACAGGTCCAGGCCCAGCACCACCTGCTTGTACTGGTCGACCGTTTTTACGCCTGACAGGTTCAACGCTGCCAACGTGTCTGCCACACTCGACAGCACAGGTGCCATCTGCTCGGCCTCGGTCAGGAAGTTTTCGGCAAAGAAGCTGGTACCGGAGGTCAGCGCATCGAGGCTGCCGGCCAGCTTGATCAGGTTTTCGCGCGCGCCAATGGTGGCCACGCCCACGGCACCGAATGCATCCTGCGACGTACGGCCGATCAGTTGCAGCGCTGCATCGACGCCGGCGTAATCCTGCGACACGCGCTGCAGCGTGGTACTGAGCGCCTCACCCTGCAGTTGGAATTGGGCCAGGTTCGGCACCAGCTCGACAGCGATGGCGTTGCCTACACCCTCGAAAAACGTAGTGACAGCAGCCAGGCGCTCGGCCTCGGTTTTGAGTCCAGTCAGGTTGATGTTCAGCGCCTGCGTGCGCGTGGCCAAGCTGGCCGTGTCGACGCCCAGCGTATTGGCCAGCGTTGCGGACACATTGCGGATAGCCGCGTAGGTCTCCACGAACGCCGCCGACGTGGTGGCATCGACCGCGCTGGTGTCGGTGCCTGATTTGTCGCTGCGGAACCAGCCCCCTTTCTGCGACCATTTGGCGTAGTCGTTTCCAGTGAACCCGGTCCCGGTCAACGTGCCTGTGATGCCGGTCTCGCTGTATTTCTTGTCACCCATGCCGAACAAGCGATTGCCAATGCCCCCAATCACGCCGCCCAGCGCGCCACCGATGGCGGCGCCGATCGGGCCGCCCATGAACGCGCCAGCCATCGCACCAATGGCGGTACCGCCAATCACCGTGGCATTGCTGCCGAACTGGCCGGAAATAAGCTTTCCTCCCAGCACTCCGGCAGCAATGCCAGCAGCTGCCGTCAATGCCGCACCAGCGTAGGCGCCGGCAGTGACCGCGCCAGCGCTACCGACGCCGCCCGATGCTGCGTACAGGCCAGCAGCATCAGCAGCACCCACCAGGCCGGTACTGCCCAGGCCTGCACCGAACGCCTCGATCGCGGTCGAGCCAAACAGCGTGCCCAGGCTGACCACACTTGTGCCCAGGCCTGCTGTCAGGCCGGCAAAGCCCTGCGTGGCGATGGTGTAGGCAGTCTTGGCGCTTTGCACCAGACCGCCGACGCCACCCAACCCACCGGCCGCGCCGGTACCGCCCAGGCCACCAGCAGAGGCAATGCCTGCTACGCCGGTACCGGATACAGACGCGCCGATATTCAGGATCCATTTTTTGATGGTCATCTGATACAGCAGGTCGAGCAGGCCGTTTTTCAGCGTGTCGCGCAGGCGGTCAAATGCGGATTTTCCACTGTCGAAAATGGAGACAAACGTATCGTGCGCCGTCGAATCAATCGATTCCCACATTTTGCGGTTGGCCTCGATCTCGGGCTTGGCCAGCTGGTTGCTGTACCAGGTCGAGTACTCTTCCTGCAAGCGCTTCTGTGCCTCGGTACCGGCGCCGGCCAGGGCAATTCGCTCCTGCCACATGGCCGCGTCGATTTTCAGCAGTGCGGCGGCGCGCGCCTTTTCATCGAACAGCGATTCGGCAGCGAAGCGGCGATTCTCGTCGGCGAGCTGGGCGGCATAGCCCAGCGCCTTGGTCTGCGCCAGCGTGGCCTGCTCAACGCGCACGCGCGCTGCCGCCTCTTCCGTCAGGCGCTTGATCTGGTCCTCGGTGACTACCTTGCCGGCCAATTTTTCCTGAAGCAGGAATTTCTCCAGCGCAGTTTGTTCACGGACCGCCACCATGGCCAGTTCACGTGCGTCGCTGGACTTGCCCATCATTTGGTATTCCACCGCCAACGCCGCCGCAGAGTCCTGGCGCGCCAGCGTGCTTTCCTGAATGCGCGCGGATACGTCCTTTTCCGTGGCGCGGGCCTTAGCGATCTTTTCCTCAGCGGCCAGCTCGTCCAGCGCCGCGCGCGCCACAACCAGGTGCGCGTCAGCCAGTTTCAGCTTGCCTGTCTTGATTTCCTCTTCCAGCTTGATGCGCAGCTTCTGGCTCTCGGTCGCATCGATGTCGGTGGCGTTCTCCAGGCGGCCTGCCTCGATCTTCTCGCGGATGCTGGCGATCAGCGTGGCATAGGCCTGCTCTTCTTTCTTCAATCCTGCCGCAGCGCCCTTGTCGGCATACTTCAAATTGATACGACCCAAGATGTCGGCGTACTGCTCCGCATTCAAATTACGCGATTTCAGGTCAGCAATCTCGGCGGCGCGCTGCTCTTCGCGGGTGGCGTAGGTCTTTTTCCACTCGTTATATGCTTCTTGCCCCATCAATTTTTCGGCGGCAGCCCCCTTCGCCTGCTCCTTCGCAATATTCCCTCTAACTTCAGCGATTTCCTTATCAATTTCTCGCAGAAAATCAAGAGCTACGCTCGCAGAAGTACCTCTAGTTCCTTGTTCGTACGCTGCCCGGCGTCGCTCTAAAGCTGCCAATTGTGCGTACGCGTCAGCATATTTCTGTGCATCCTCCTTCTTCACCCCTTTTGCTTTCAGGTCGATAATTGCCTGGTGCTTTTCAATTTGCTTCTCCAGCGCCTTGTTAATGCGAACAGTCGCCTCTTCAAGCGACTCTGCCGCTTGCTCATTTGATTCCTTGGCCTTTTTCCCGAAATGTTGCCAGGCCAACGCCAGCGCCCCGATTAACAAGATGGTCGCGCCGATTGGCCCACCCAAGAAACCAATCGCTTTGGACGCGACACCAGCGGCCGTAATGCCCGCGGCAGTGACGCCATTTAAAGCCGCTTGGGCTGCGGCCTGCGCTGCAGTTGCCGCCGTAAGTTGCGCAAGTGCAGCAACCTTGGCACGATCAAGCGCTGCCGACTCCACTAAGTACGCCGCGCGCAACGTTTCTGCGACCGCAAGCTCTGCCGTTGCCAATCGCAGTGTACGAAGTGCAAAACTCAATGCGCCGGCAGCACTGGCTGCCGAGATTGCGGCTTCAGCAGCAACAATGTCGGCGTTTGCCGCGCGCAGCCTGACAAGCGTAGTCTCATGAGTGACAGCAAGACCGGTGATGGCGACTTGCGACTGTCCCACGAGAGTCGTAGTTCTTGCCATTTCAGCCTCAGCGGCAGCCACCGTAGCAGCTCGCAGCGCAATACTTGCCGAAACCTGCTGATAAGTCTTCGTCACCCAAGCTGCCAGCCAAGTTCCAATCTGATAGGCCATCAACGTTTTAAGGATAATGACAAGCGATGTGAGATTTTCAGATAGCAGCCGAATAGCGCCAGTAATAAGCGCTACAGTGCCGTTTGCCTGGGCCTGCATGCCAAAAAACTCGAGCATTTCGTTCTTGAGCACCGTGAATGCGCCAGCGATTGTCTGGATGTTTTTGCTTTCCTCGCGCAGCGACGCCAGCGATTTCGGTAGTACCGTAGCCATGATGTTCGAAGTGATCTGCCCCTCACCGGCCATCGCTTTTAGCGCTCCCACCGGCAGACCCATGCCGTCGGCCAGCGCTTTCATCAGCCGCGGCGCGGCCTCGTTTACGGCGTTGAATTCCTCTCCGCGCAGCGTGCCAGACGCGAAGGCCTGCGACAGCTGCAGCTGGGCCGAGGCCGATTCGGTCGCTGTGGCTCCGCTCACACGCAGCGCCAGATTGACGGTCTCGGTGATCTCCGCTACCTGCTTCTGCGTCGTCCCAAGCTCACGTGTGCCATTGGCAATTCGGGCGTACAGCACCCCGGTGCTGGCCAGATCCTGCTGCGACGTTCTCGCAATGCGCTTGACGGCATCGTAAGACGCAGCAAAGTCGGCCGCTGACGTCGACGCCAGGCGCAGCTGCGCCGTGAATTTGGCGTATTCATCGGCCATTTTGATGATTTCGGCCAGGCCGGCGCCGATGCCGATGCCGGCCAGCGCCGTCTTCATAGCATTGGCGGCCGCATTGATCTTGTCCTGCGCCTCGGTGACGACGCGGCGCGCCTGGGTCATGTCGGCCTGCAGCCGGGCAATGTCGGCGCGCAGCCGGATCTCAAGATCACCAACAATCATCGCGTTTCCAATAAAAAAACCACCTCATGAGTGGCAGGCGAAAAAAAAGACCGCCACGTGGACGGTCTATGCAAGGAACAACTCAAGGGCGCGTGCTGCTGCGCGGTTATGACTGACGCGTACAACAACCGATCCGCCCCAAGGCGGCGGGCAGTCGCGCTGCGTGGCGCGGTGCGACTCGGCCAAGTAGTCGACGGACAGGCGCCGCAGCAGGCGCGCCTCCCACGGCTCCAGTTCAAAGCCCCGCGTGGCCTGCCAGGCTGCCATCTCGGCAAACGTCACCGGCCCGGCACCCATGCCGGCCGCTACCGTCGGTCCCAGCTCATACAGATAGGCAATCAAGTACTCGCCCTCGTCGAATGGCGGCATTTCGATCTCGCCGCCATCGCGCTCGATGCGCTCGCGGCGCGACAGCTTGGCGGCATCGGCGCGCGCGCCGTCCGCCGCTTCCGGCACAGCGCCGAGCCAGGCGCTGTGCCGGACAAACAGGCTTAGTTCGTCGCCGAGACCTTCGTAAAATTTGCCCAGTCATTCAAGTAGGCGTTGACCTGGGCGGCGATGAAGCCGATGCTGGTATCCTGGTACACAGCCCTGTGCAGCGCTTCGCCGGCCAGGCCGTCGTAGCCAATGTTCTCGAACGAATGCGTCAGCGCGGCCAGGGTCTCGACGCTTTCCTGCGCAATTTCGTCGGCCGAGCGGTCTTCCTTGCCCTTCTTTTTCAGGCGAGTGAACAGCTTATTGTTGTTGGCAGCCTGCACCTTGGCGTTTTTCTTCGAGCCGGGGCCATACAGCTTGATGCGCATCGGTTTGTTCGTGTCTGGCTGGCCATCGGCGCCGTCGGCATACATCAACTCGTCGTTGGCGTCCTTCAGATGCAGGACGGCGGTCTCTTCTACTGCGAATTTGCGGATATCGGTCATGATGATTTCTTTCTTCGAGGGAGTGAATGCCCGTGCCAGGCCCGCCCGCCCCTCGAAGGGCGAAGCGGACCAGGTCGGTGCTGGAGTGGCCTATGGCCGTGATGGTTGCCGCTTACGCGGTGAGGGTGTCGGTCTGGCGCAGCAGGGTAAAGGCACCTTTGACGGTGTCGTTGCTGCCGCCCAGGTTTTCAATGAACTTGGACACTTGGGCCGTGAAGTAGCGCACGCCGCCGCCCTGCTTTTCCAGCTTGAAAGCGGGAATGGTGTAGTTGTTGGCGGCCGCTTCGACGATCATCTGACCGGCGTCGTCTTCGACCCAGGCGCATTCCATTTCCGCGTTCGGCAGCTTGTAGCTACCCTTTTTCTCACGGTCGTGTGCATTACCGACCGTCGACAGCGTGGAGGTGCTGTATTCGCGGCCTTTCACGCCGCCGACGTTGGTGATGTCGCCCACCTCGACCCAGGTGAGCGCCGCGAAGGCGGCGACCGTGTCGGTTGCCGGACGGGTCGCGCAGACAAACAGCTTGGTGCCGGCGACTGTTTCGAAATCGTTTTCGAATGCCATTTTGATACCTTTCAATAAAAAAGCCCGCACGCAGATTGCGGTACGGGCGGGCTGGAAAACCTGTGAAAACTGCTAATTTTCTTCGACAAAGACCACTTTGAAGTCGCGCGACTGCTGGTAGATCTCGGCGTCGTCGTCTTTCATGTCCGGCCCGACCACATCGCGCATCACGCTGCGCACGGCAACCCCGGCCACGGTGCCGTTATGCGCGCCCGGGCCCAGCCGGGCCGCCTGTAGCACGGCCTTCTGTTCCGGGTAGGCGCTGGCGTGTACCGTGACCTGGACGCGCGCGGTGACCTGCACCGCGCGCTGGCCCAGCGACACGGTCGGCAGTTCAATCCGGCTGATCTCCGTCAGGCCGATGGCCGGCAGCGGCATACCCAGCGGCACGGTACCGGCCACGATGCGCACCGCCGGCACCAGGGCAAGTACCGGCGCATGCGCGACCAGGAGCGCGCGGATCACTTTGATGGCGCTCATTTCTTGGCCCGGGCCTTGCGGACGGGTGCGGCCGGCGCCTGGGCGCTGCCGGTGGTGACGTCAATGACTTCGACAGCCTCGGCGCGGCGGATGTAGGCAGCAGCACGGCGCTGGCCGCGCGCGGCGTCGGTCATGGTGTATTCGGTACCGGCCTGCAGCTCGATCACGGTCACGCCATCGACCGAGCCGGGCACGGTTTTGAGCATCTTGATTTTCATGGTGGTCCTAATCGGTTTCGGCCGCCGGCACGTTGATGCCCTCGGCAGTCAGGCGCTTGCGGATCTGCGCGCCCACGGCAGCGATGGCGGCGTCGGGTTTGGTGTCGAACGCCGGCCGCATGTATGGGCGCGGCTTGGCACCCGGGTGGTCCACCACCATGGCGCGGGTCTGGCCAATGACCAGGGCGCCCTTCTTCTTCGGCACGATCTTGTGCGGCTTGGTGCCGAACTCGACCATGTGGCCGTACCAGGCGCGCTTGTTGCCAACGCGCACGGATGCTGTCACCTTGCCACCCTTGGCCTTGGTCACCACACGCACGCTGCGGCGCAACTCGCCGCTGTCGACCGGGATGTTTTCCTGTACCTCGGCCTTGAACACGTTGGCGCCCTGGCGCAGCGCCGAGCGCATGATGTTGCGCTCGATCTTGGCCGGCAAGGATTTAAGGAAGTCGTCCAGCACCTTCCCGCCGGTGATATTGCGGTCATCTGCCATTATTGCCCCTGGGTTGAATACTGCTCAATGGTCATTTCCAGCCATTCCCGACGGCCGATCTGGGCCGGGCCGCCAACGATCTGGAAAATCATGTCGGGGTCGCCATGCAGCGTGATGCGCATGTCGGAGGTGATGCCACGCAAGTAGCGCATGCGCAGGCGCGCCGGGCGGGTGGCCACGGCCAGGCCTTCTTGTACGGTTTCCGACTTGCTGGGCAAGGCATCCTGTACCTGGGCGGGCACGCGCGCGGCGAACGGCGCCCAACCGCCAGGCTGCGGCCCATACTCGCCTTCCACCATGCCCGGGCGCTCGATGGTGATGCGGCGGTCCATCTGGCCGGCGCGCATCAGATGCCATTCCCGATGCGGTGCGGGCGCAGCAACTCGCGCGAGCCCAGTGGCAGCCGCGCCACGGACACTGCCAGCACGCTGTCTTCGCGGTTCTCGTACAGGTCGCCGAACAGCTTCAGGATGCCGACCTTGATATCGTCCGTAATGACCATCGGGAACAGGCCGGCGGTACCGGCTTCGATAGCCGCCGCCATCGCTGCCGCGTCGACGAACACCTGGCGGTTCAGGTAGGCCAGCGCCGCTGTTTCGGCGGCCGACAGGATCAAGGCGATCACGTCGTCCTCGTCGTTGCCGACGATGCGCTGGTAGCCCTTGGCCAGTTCAGGTGTCAGGAACATGCCTTACTTCGCCTTTTTCTTCGATGGCGTCGTATCGGCACTGCCCGCGTCCTGTTCGGCCTCGCCGTCGATCACGTCCAGGCTCAACGCCGCATCGAGCAGTTCGGGCGGGCATTCGTCGCCCACATCAAACTTTTCAGGGTAAATTTCACCGTCGCGCACGCCCTGGAATGGTTTGCTGAATTTCATGTCAATTTCCTTCGGTAGCGGCGCCGGACCGGGGAGGCCCGGCGCGTGTTGGTTATGCCGAGATCTTGAGGGCCTTGATGGTATCGGGGTTCAGCAGGCCGCCGCCGACGCGCTTCGTGGTGTAGAACTGGACGTAAGGCTTTTTCGAGTACGGATCACGCAGCACACGGACGCCCATACGGTCGACGATCATGTAGCCGCGGCGGAAGTCGCCAAACAAAATCGGCGTACTGTTCGCCGCTACCGCCGGCATGCCGGGCATCGTAGTGATGGAGTAACCCGACAGGGTTGCAGGCTGGCCTGCCTGCATGGACGGCTGCCACAGGTAATTGCCTTGGCCATCTTTCATTTTGCGAATCGAGCCTTGCGTCGTGCGGCTCATGATGAAGCGCGCCTCACCTGTGTACTCTTCGGGCAAGGCGTGGATCAGATCGATGATGCCATCCGAGGTCAAGGCGGCCGCCGAGCCGCTTGCGACGGTTTTAATGTCGCCCCACGGGTGCGCCGCCGCATTGGCGCCGCCGGTAATGTAGGTCAGGATGCCGGTTGGCTTGTCGGCACCATTGCCAGACAGGAATGCAGCGCCTTCCTGAAGTGCAAATTCACCATCGACTTCGCCGGCCAGCCAGGCCTCCAGATTAACTTCGGCATCGTCGAGCATTTGCTGTGTTGCCGCCGGGTTGGCGTAAATCTCACCAGGCTTGTAGGTCAAGCTGCCGAACGTTGGCGTATTGGTTTCTGGGCGCGCAGCGGCCTCCCCCACCCAGCCCGAAGTCGCACCGCGGTTGTTGAACAGCTTGGTGAAGCTGTCTTTCGACGTCGGCTGCACGAAGCAGATACCGCGCATTGGCGATACCACCTGCAAACGATCGGTGATCGTACGATCCCATTCGGTTGGCGCCAGAAAACCGCCTTCTGGAGCAGCGCCTTTGTTCATGCTCGCTTCGACGGTGCCACGTTGCATGTGGGACTGGAAAGAATTGGTATATTCCTTGTCCTTAAGGGCCGCGCCGCCGCCATTCATTGCGGACGCCGCGATCTGTTCGTTGGCCTTGTCGACAGCCGCCTGCAGCTTGGCGATATCGGCATTGATGTTGTCCACCTTCAGCGCTTGCAGCGCGTCAGCATTGCCCTTTTTGATTTCGTCCAGCTGCTTGGTGTGCTCGGCCTTGAAATCATGGAACGCCTTGTTGACGCCTTCGATCAGCGCATTCACGTCGCCGTCGGCGCGCACGGCCACGATGCCGCGCGGAACGGGTTGGCTGGCCTGGGCAGCGTGCGCCGCCAGTGCGCTGGCGATCATCGCCGTGGCGATGCTGGTCATCATTACTTTTTTCATTATTTGCCTTTCAGATTGTTGATCAGGGTTTGCAGTGACGCTGCTACTTCTTTGGTGCCAGCGCTCGGCGTGGCGATTTTTCCAGCAGCGCCCGGCGTGCCAGAAAACAGGGACTTGATGGCTTCGCGGCGCACCGAACGGGAATGCCCCGCCCGGGCCATGGCCGCTTCCACCATCGCAAGATATTTCGTGTCGGCGCTGGCCTCTGGGTCGTGACCCATCTGCTCGCGTGCCAGGATTCCGCTGGCGAAGCCCTGCTCGACGGCTTGCGTCGCGCCCAACCAGCTTTCCTTGTCCATCATGGCGGCCGCCTCGGCCACGCTCAGCCCGGACCGGGCGGCGTAGACCGAGGCCATGGCCGCATCGAACGGCGCCAGCTGCTCGGATGCCTTGATCATGTCGTGGCGGTTGCCGATCGCCATGGCCCAGGCGTTGTGGATCATCAGGAAGGCGCCGTCGCCCATCAGGATTTCATCACCGGCCATGGCGATCACGGACGCGGCCGAGGCGGCGATGCCCATCACCTTGACGGTGACCTTGGCCTTGTGCTCGCGCAGCAGGTTGTAGATGGCCACGCCCTGGAAGAAGTCGCCGCCGGGCGAATTGACGTTGACCGTCACGTCGCGCGCGCCGATGTTGCGCAGTGCGGCGGATATACGCTTGGTGGTCACGCCCTCGCCGTCGTAAGAATCGCCGATGCGGTCATAGATCGAAATGGTGGGACCATCGTCGTCGGCCGCTGCACGGATGCCCGGCTCCCAGCGCTCCAGCGCGTCAGGGCGCATGTCGAACTGGATGGCGCTCAGACCATGCGCGGCGTTGATTTTAGGCAGTTGCAGCAGGCTCATTGGCTTTTTTCCTTGGTTGGCGGGCGCCCGCAACTCGTCGGCGCCCTTGTCAGTGGAGCGGGCCAAGTCTTGCAGCTCGCGCACTTCGTTTTGTGTCATCCATGGCGCGTGGCCGCCGCTGCCCAGCGCCTTCGTAAAGAATTCGGCCTGGTCCTTCAGGGTGCCGCGCAACAGCGCACGCTCGTTGAACTTGGCGCGAAGCTTTTTGTTGTCTTCCTTCGACAGCAAAGTGCGCTCGATGCCCTGCTCCCAGATCGTGAACCAGTGCTGCAGCGAGAACTGGACGAACAGGATGGCCAGCTGCTCGATGCCGCTACCCCAGGAGGTGTCGTCCATCATCAGCAGCGGACGCGGCACACCCATGGCGCGGGCAATTTCCTCGATCTGGTGATTGCGGTTTTCAAGGTGCTGGGAATCGGCTGCAGTGTTGGCAAACTGTTCGGCCTTCAGCCCCTCTTCCAGGATCATCCACTTCCCGGCGTTCTCAGCACCGGTCTTGTCATTGATCGAGTCTTGAAGGCGGCCAAAGGCTTTATCACTTAGCGCGTTGGCCGCCGACAGCGCACCGCCGGCCATCACGCCGTTCTTGAACAGGCGCGCTGCGGCCTTCTCGGCCTGCTGCGCGATACCGATGGCCTCATGCGCCAGGCGCACGCGGGACAGACCCACCACGCCATCCTCGGACAAATCG